CCTGTTATACTGTCTCACCTATCAATACAAAAATGAGTAGCTACCTTTACGACAGACCAATCATATTCAGACAATCACAAGAGGACTGCTCTGTTCAGTACTTGGCCTTTAACTCCTTTACAGATAGGGAGGTTTGTGTTAACAATGACATGGAGATTCCCGTTGAGAACTACATGGCCTCTTGTGCTTTCAGGGAAAGTCTTCAAGACTTCTACAGAGCTGGGACATTGCCTCTTAAATGGGGTGATGAAATGCCAGTTAATAGAGTTACAAAGGGATCATACAGACTCATGGATGGTGTGATAGAATCCCTCTCTAGGTTCTCGAGAGAAGATATCATAAAGTCATACCTCCCCAATGTTCAGAATGCTCTAAGCTGGCCTCTGGGGTATCCAACACTGGATTTCATCAAGGCGTGCGTTATGGACACCCCGCTTTACACAAGGAAGTCCACACATGCAACCCTGATTTTCAGAACTGGACAGCCTGCTGATTGCTTGGATCAATCATTTGTCAATTCTCATAGAAGAATCGTCATGGAGTCAGTGACCAGAGGGTTTGACGTGAAGACATTCACTGGACAAAACCTAGTCAGGGACATTGCTAGTCTGCAATGTGTGAGAGTGCTTAATGCTTATCAAGCTGACTTACTTTACTGTGGAGTCAGCACTGAGCTAACAAAAGAATTATCAAAGCTGAGAATCATTCATGATGGGCACCCTCAGAATCCTCTAGGCAATCAGAGGTGGATTGCGAGCCCTGACAGCTGGGATTACCGGCCAAATCCAGATGTAGAGTTGGACTTCGACTTGGACATTTCTGATTCAAGTGAAGATGAGTAATGCTGCTGCCGAGTCCCCCCTCCACCCTCTAATTCCCACCCTCCCTTAGTTATGACCCCAGTCCCCAGTACAAAACTTAACCTACCCATCACCATCACCAAGACCCCTTAATAAAATTCAAAAAACAAAAAACTTAAAAACTAAAAAACCAAATAAAAACCCAACCCAATGCAGCATTTTTATGATATTTCAAATTAATCATTATATTTCTCTTTATAGATCTTTGCAGCTTCCTGGACAATGGAGCTTGGAACCCAGTTGGCATCAACAATCCCCAGGGTTCTTAGCATGGCACGTCTGGTCTCTCCCTTCATGAAACCACTGTTGATTGCAGCATACATCGGCTGTTGGAAGGAAGAAATGATCTCCTTGTCGCTCTTTCCCCTCATCTTCTCATTGATCTGCACAGTGAAATGGTACATGAAGAGGCTGTGAGCATTAATGAGTGCGTCCTTTGTCTCCTCCTTGAAGGTCGGATCAATGAGTCCAGAGAAAGCTGGGTGCATCATGGGTCTGGGGTAGTTCTTAACGACCTCATCCATTTGGGATCCAGAGACGGGGATGGCTTCAGCAAGGTGAGGAAGGGCCTGGCATGTGTATCCAGCAAAGGCAGCAGCCACTCTAGAAAGAGTTAGGTCATCCCTGGTTGGGTTTCCAGACTTCAGCGAGTAAACTCTGACAAGCTCAGTCACAGTTGCAGCTCCTTTCTCTGACATCTTCTTGATCATCTTGTCCACCTTATTGCCCCTAGTCAGAGCAAGAACAATCATCTTCTTCACATCAAGCTTCCAGTCCCTCCCAGCAGCCTTAGCCCTCTCATGGACAAGTTTCACAATATTGGCAGCATCAAAGCCTTCGTAGGCAAACTCAGACATCCATCTCTGGATTGCGTTTTTGTCAATAGGTTCGCCCTGAAGCTCTATCGCAAGTTTCTCATAGTCGGACATGGTTAGTTAGTCACAATTACTCTTTCAGTCAATT